AGACTTGATCGACATGACGTTCATGTTCTCATAGTCAAGGTCTTCGGGGTCGAATGACGTGATCTTCGGGTTCACGAGGTAAACGCGGGTGAACGCGTTTCGGAAGACCTGGAAAATCTCAATGGTGTTGAAGAAAAACTGCGAGTTGACGTCGAGTTCCTCGGGGAGATCGCGGGCTGGGGTATACCCGTAGCCAGTCTCAACCCCGAGCATAGAGGAATCAAACGAGACGACGTCATAGGCGTAGTTTTCCACCTTCTGGTTAAAATCCCCGAAGTGATAGCGGGAGTATTCATCCCACATTCTTGTGGCCATGCCATCGACCGTGTCATAGAACGTGACGTTCACCGGCTGGGTTTGGTAGCCGGTGTAGATTTGTCTTTTGCGATTGTATTGATTGATTTCTTCGACCTTTGGCTGAATCTTCGGCTGGTCCATCGCCTTGACGAGGAAGCTGAGGTCTTTCTGCCAGTAGGATTCGCTCTGGACGCCATCGCCGCGCTTGAAGCGCACGAAGAACAGACCCTTCGGCCTCGGGGCTTGTGCGCCACCGAGGTCGAAAGTCGTCGCCGCCTGACGTCCGTTACGGATGAAGGTCATAAGGGCGTTGCCCTTAGGTCATCAGCGGGCCGGTGCCGATTTGCGGGTTCAGCGGCATCAGGCCACCTTCCTGCGTCGCGTTGTCGTAGCGAATTGACAGCGTGATGGTCATCGGGTCAGCAGTCTGGTAGTCGAACGTGTCGTATTCCATGTTCTCAATCCAGCAGCCTTCGATGAACCACGTTTCCAGAACGGCATCGTCGCCACCATCCAGCGTTTCGATGAACATCTGGAACTTGTAGTTCGAGCCCGACAGAGCGGACGTCTGGGTGAAATGGTTGATCTGCTTCTGCTCCTGGTGGCCGCAGAGCTTCGACACCGAGTTGGTGACGTCATCACGGAGAACCAGGGAGATGGAGTTCCAGGTGTGCTTACCAGCGTAGTAAGCAACCGAGTTGTAGGAGTGAACCTCAACTGCGTTCTGAGCAATCGTGGGACGTCCGACAGTGTTGACCTGTTGAGACAGTTCGATGCCGCCAGCGACGGGACCGAAGTTGATCACGCGGACGCGGAACTTGTGCTTCGCTTTGGGTTGCAGAATGCCGCCACGGCCCTGACCACCACCGAGCGGCACACCGAAGTTCATAAGTGTAGCCATGTAGTAAACCTCGCAAAAGAGAGTTGTTGCGAGTATTTATGATCATGACTTAAAGTCGTAGTTTTACGGCGTCAAATAAATAAGTCTATGAAATATGTAGATTTTCTCCTCACCGAAGCCGGTTTCGGCAATGGAACCTGGGGAGGAGCTTGGATTACCGTCGATGGTCAATACCTTCCCTTGGTCAATACCGAGGATGAGGTCATGCACCACAAGCACATCCTGGAAGACTATTTCCCCGAACTCGACGACATGTTCTACGATCTATGGGATGAGGACGACGAGGTCTACGGTGAGGAAAGCGTCAACTACGCCATGGGCAAGGGCTGGCTCCGCGTCCGCACTCAGGGCATGGGAGAGAACGCCGAGTTCAACGTCCAGATGACAGTCAAGCCGAGTCGGGCCGCTCTCAAGACCCTTAAGGGTCATCTGGCAAACAACCACTACGGTTCCTATTTCTTCGACCACGAGACCGGCGAGGGCGGCGGCAACGCCAATGGCCTCCGCTGCGAAGAGCCCGAGGAACTCCTCCGGGCCATCAGCCAGTTCTATTTCGCTGTGTAATTGCTTGACAAGTTTTCTCGGCCTGCTACTCTCTACTTCTCAGTAGGAACGGAGAAGAATCGTGGCCACCAATACGCAACGCTCGAAAGCCAGTCGGCGTGTCTGGGGCTGCCTCCGCGAAGTCGCCGGGCCCGATGAAGGGTTCGAGATGAAGAACGACCAACTCAACTATGAGGTCAACAAGTTCGGCATCAACGTCGAGCATGACAGCCTCGGCCGCGCCGAAGAGATTCAGGATGGCACCATTGGCCTGCTGCGTCTTCAGGGTTGGGACGTCGAGAAATCGAAGACCGACGTCGTCCTCCTGGCGCCGAATGGCGTGCGGGTGTCGATGACCAAACCGTTCAGCCTCGACCAGTTCGGTCGTCCTGGCGGCGGCAAGTTCACCATTTCCGTGTCGTAAAGTGCGATGGCGTGCCACAGTGGGTGATGAACCCATCTGTGGTTCCAGAGAATCAAAGTCTCTGGGGGTCGGGCCGACCCACGCCACCGCTGCCCTGCCGGATTTGTGAGTAAACTCTCACGCTCTCGTCGATCACCCGGATGCTAGCCGGATGATATCTTTATGCGTTCGCTTCCGCCTCCTAGTCACCCATCGACGAGCTTATAGGTTCAGGGCCGAGGCCCTAGTCCGACGATTTTATGTATGCTCCCAGCATGCAGCAGTCAAACAAAAAGGGCCGGTTTCCCGGCCCTTTCTGCTCTCACGAGAGACTTGGTTTAGAGAGTATCGCCCGAGTTGCGAATACGCACGGGGATGTAGATGAACTCGATGGCCTTCATTGGCTTGATCGCGATGTCAATCCAGAGTTCGTTGCGGTCACGACGCTCCGGGGTGTTGTTCGATTCATCGCAGACAACCGCGAAATCTTCGAGACCACGAAGTGCAACGAGACCAGTCAGGAAGCGTTCGACCGTGATGCGAGCGGCGTCGCGGGTCTGCGCGTCGTTCGGCTCATAGAGGAAGGCCTTGACCAGCTTGTCGAGGTTGAAGCGCAGGTAGTTGTCCAGACGGGCAACGTTGATGCGATCACGCGAGCTATCCAGCGAGTAAAGGGTCTTCTGTCCGAACGTGATCAGTCCACGGCCGGGCTCGGCATAGAACGGGTTGATCTTGTTCGTGTAGAGGACGTCGCGCTGACCCTGGTTGAGCAGGACCGAGCGGAACTCACCTTCGGCAGTCAGGAAGCCGACCGAGGTCGCACCATCGACGACGCCGCGCTGGTAGCCAGCCGGTGCCATCCACGGGTAGGAGACTTGGTCGTTGTAGGCCATGACGCGCAGAGCGAGCGACGACGGCGGGACCATGATTTCGGTTCCGTCGAGGTTGGTGCTCAGTCCCCACGGGTAGTAGAGGCCGACGTAAGGGTCGTTCGAGGTCAGGCCATCTTCGCCGTTCGACGCAGCGAGGTTGGTGTTCTTCGCCCAAGCATTGATCGCGGTTCCCGTGGGAGCCAGACGAGCCGGGGTGTCAGCAACGATGAACGAAACTTCGCGCTGGTCCTTGTTGAGGACGATCAGTTCGTCGATCAGTTCCGGGTAGCCCGGAGCAGCGATCAGGTTGAAGTAGGCGGCTTCCGAGCGGGCTTCTTCCGAGGCAGCAACCGCAGCAGCCATGGCACGGACGACCATGACGCGCTGAGCCTTGCGGCCCATGTAGGGAGAGCCGTCGAGACGGTTGCCCGAAACGGTGACCCAACGACCGGTGCTCGTAAGCGCGGGGAACTGGTATTCGTCATCACCGACGTCGTAGCCGACTTGGCTGTAGTTGGTGTTGGCGTCGTAGTTGCCTTCCGCGAAGTATTCGGGGTTCCACTCTTTGACGTTGTACGTCGAGAAGCGGGTGTTGAAGAGAAGCATATCAGCAGGATATGCGCGAGCGTCCGGGGCATCGGGGTCCAGGAAGTCCGACTTCAGCATGTCCGCCATGACTTCGGAGTTGTATTCGTAGTCATCCGCGTTCGGCATGCCGGTGAAGGCGGGGCCGGAATCCGCACGAGCATCAGCGAAGACGATGCCGAACGGCGTGGTCTGGTCGGCGTTGTTGACCAGTTTCCAACGCAGCGCAGTGGCGTCGTAGCGATAGATGCGCGGGTAGTTTTCCAGGTCTGACGAGTTAATCCACAGGTCATTGGCGACCAGCGGTGAACCATCGCTTTGCAGAAGCGGGGCCGAGCCGGAGATGATCGGACCAGCGGGGTCCGTGGTCGGGTAGGCGGTGCCGTAGGCGTGCCACTGCTGGCCGTCGCCGACCATGATGTCGGCACGGAAGTCAGAGGAGAACCACATGGTGCCAGCGGCAGGAGCCGATGACGGAGCAACCGCGCTACGCTGGTAGTCCAGAGCAGCCCACGCAGTGCCGGACCAACGACGAAGGCTGATCGCCCCCGTGGCGATGTCGAAGCCAGCGTAGATGGTTCCAGCAATCGGGCTACCCATGGCAGCGATAGCAGCCGTGTCAGCAGCCGGGTTGTTCGAGACTGCTTGGTTGTAGTCGAAAGCGTAGAAGGGAACGTCGAGGACGACCCACTGGCCAGTCGTTGCGTTGTAGCGACGGACCTTCCAGGCGGCACCACGGTTCGGGGCCGAGAGCTTGACCCAGACGTCGCCAGCGCGCGAGGCGGCCGGGTATTGCGGGGTGTTGGTGGTCTTGACTTCGATGGCCTTGACGGTTCCGACAGCGAGACCGAGAGCCGTAGCAACGGCACCAGCGGTGATGGTGATCACGCCGCCAGCGTTGTTGGTCAGCAACAGGGCGCCTGCGCTGTCAGTTGCGGCGATGTTCGGAACGCTGGCCGAGGTGATCGCCGAGATGACGTTCGCCAGGGTGGTCGCGCCGGACAGGGTCGCGGTGACGCCGTTGATGACGAGCGTACCGTTCGACGGGATGGTCGGGTTCACGGAGCCACGGAGGGTGGTCTTGTGTGCAGCCTTCCAGCCGGTCGAGTTGATCTGATGCCAAGCACCGGCAACTTTTTCGTAGATGAAGTTCGTCACCGAAGGAACGACAGCGAAATCGCCGTTCTCACCGAAGCCGGTGTCAGCCATGTTGGCTGAGGTCGCGACGACTACCGTCTGGGGTTCCCATGCGAGACCAGCCGAGGAGTTGCCGTTGGATTGGAAAACGCCCCACTCGGTTTCGGCAGTGTCGTGCCAGTGCGTACCCGAGATCGGGTCACCCTTCGGAGCAGAGTCCGAGGATTCGAGTTGAGCAAGATCGATGTCAGCGCGCATGATGTAGGCGCGGTTGCTGACGCCGTGGTAGGAATAGGCAGCGTGCAGGCCGTATTCGTTCAGTTCGTGGCCGTGCAGCGGGGTGCCGCCAGCCATCTTGAAGATCGGGGAGCCGAAGCTCTGGATGAGATCGCGCTGGCTGGTCGTGAGGACCAGTTTACCAGCCATATCGGGAACCGTATAAGGTGCAATCCCGGTTCCAGACGGTGAGGTCTTGTTAGAGGCGGTCGCGATGACGATGAGGGGAACAGTCCCCGCCCCTGCGCTACCGTAGAAGCTTTCGTCGATGATCTGAACATCCACGCCCGCTGAGACGAGTATTGCCATAGTTGGTTTCTCCTAGAAAAGGTCTTGGTGCCTTTATTTATGACCAGGGTCCGAAACCTTGGTCATTTCAGGCACTGCTTTTCAGAGGAGCAGCGGTGGCCTATACTGAGGCTGGTGGGACGTATCCGAGCAAGTCTCGTATGGCTTTCTTGCCATCTAGGGTGAGTTCTCTGGAGCCAATCCCGGCCCAGACGCCAGTCGGCATCGGCGGTGGCTCATGTATTTCGGCCCACGCCTTAATCCAGACGTTCCACCGGTTGGTCTGCTGATCGAAGACGAATGCGGGGCATTCCTCGCCCTCGTGGCGGTCGATGAACATCTGGACGGCCCAGGAAGTGCCGCCCGTCACCAAGCCGTTCTTGATCGAAGCGACAGCATAGACGGCGTCCGCCCACGCGACCTGATAGTAGTTCCGACGAAGCAGATTGGAGACGAAGTCAGATTTGACCGGCCAACGGCGGCCGAGGGTACGGTTGGCCACCTGGAGGAATGGGTCCGCTATAGCAAGCTGCTCCGGTGTGAGGACAACGACCTCATCGGCGGGTGCCAGACTACGATGCCCGGCAAAAGAAAAATGGCGGACAGCCTGTCCGGCCATCCCGGCGCACATGCCGAACTGCAAGTCTGCACCTTCGGCGCCGCCGCTCAGACAAATGTTTTCTATGTCGGCAATCATGACCACGTCAGCGCGAACTCCAGAGCGTCTTTCTCGGCCACGAACGCGAATGGGCAAGGTTGCTCGCCCACGCACAGAGAGCCGGGAAGCATGGGGCCGTTCAGGTCCAAGGGCTTTTGAAGTCCGACGCTGTAAACTTCCCCGACGAGTTTCTCCCTCATCCAGTCATACATTTCACCATAGCCGTTCCGGTCGAGCTTTCGGCATTCGACAAAGAATGCACCCATATCTTTCAGGTACTCTATGGCTTCTCGATGAGTCAGAAACTCATCTCCAGATGATGGGAAGGCTTGGTAGAACGTCCCCAACTTCGTTTCTCGGCTGGCTGGAAGCATTCCATCTGTCATTGCATGAGGTCCCGAACGGCATCCTTGAGGTCTTCTTTGGTGCCGTCGTTGTTGATCACTCGGGTGATCGGATGTCCAATCCACGCCCATTCGCTTTCGTGGGCTTTGGCGTTCAGTGCCTTGACGCGGCGTTTGAGTTCCATGGCGGTCGGGTTGACGACTTTGCTCTCGAACGGAGAACGACGAATGGTCGTTACGGCCATGGCCTCGTCAAACCAATCGGGCTCGGGGCCCCGCTTGACCCGCACGGAGGTTCCGCCCATGCGGGTGACGAGATCGATTTCGTTGGGGAAACGTCCGTCGAGAACAACCACCTTGGCATCCTGGCCCATGTTGAGGATGCGGCGTTCGACGTTGGTTATCCAGACGTCAGTGTTGAAATGCTGGCGCATCACGTCGGTGCCGAAATTGCGCATCGCCCAGCGAGGGGTCAGGTGCGGGATGTTGAGTTTCTCGGCCCACCACGGGTCCACCTGTTCCCGCCACTCCCGGCTCTCCGGCGTCACGCCCTCAAGGGCAGCGCGGTCCCAGCAAAAAATAGCAGCTACGCAGTCTTTGAGACAATCGGCGAAACTGATAGGAGTATAGCCGTAGTCTGCTACAAGCACGTCGCCGACCGTATTCTTACCCGAACCCTGAAATCCAACAAGTATGATCTTATTCATGGACGCAGTATGGAGAAACCATACTGTCCGAGTCAAAATACATGTTGGGAAAAATGGGGAGGGTTTCCACCTCCCCGCTCACCGGCCGTCCGAGGACCGCCGAATGATCTGCTCGCCTAGCAGCAAGCCACCCCAGCACAAACAGGAGAACAATCCAGCCTAAGGCCGTCAGTTTGGAGGTTCGGGGGCCAACTTCCATGTGGAAATATGCCCGATTTAGTTCACCAACACAAGAGGTTTTTTCGTCATCATTGGGTGGGTCCTCTAGACAACCTCGTATTGACTAAATACTAGATGAAAGAGAAAACTACTG